TGGTTTGCGCGGCAATTGTGGGATTCCGTGCAGATGCTTCGAAAGGACGTTCATGCCATCGAGATCGATCTACCCAAAAGCTACGTCATGAAGGACGATCTCGACAAGCGCATGGCGCACATTGAAGAGATGTTCCAGCGCATCTATGACAAGCTGGACGGAAAGGCGGACAAGTGATGGAGATGAGCCCGCCCGCCATCGAAATCCTTGTCAAACAGTTTGAAGGCTGCAAGCTGAAGGCGTACCGCTGCCCAGCGGGCGTCTGCACCATCGGTTACGGCCATACGTCTGACGCTGGGCCTCCCAAAGTGGTGGATGGCATGACCATCACGCAGGCGCAGGCGGACCAGATCTTGCGTCAGGATCTGATCAAATATGAGCGTTCCGTTCAGGATCTGGTCAAGGTAAAACTGACACAGAACCAATTCGACGTGTTGGTGGATTTTGCTTACAACGCGGGCGTCGGAAACCTAAAATCTTCGACAATGCTGAAAAAGATAAACTCAGGTCAGTTTGACGCAGTGCCCGCCGAGTTGACGAAATGGACCAAAGGCGGCGGCAGGGAGCTGCCAGGGCTGGTGCGGCGCAGACAGGCCGAAATAAATTGGTGGATCGCTCGTTCAGGATACGCGCATGATCAGCAAGAGGACCGTGCTACACCTGACGCTCCGCCGCAAAGAACTATGGCAGTCAGCAAGCAAGGTAACGCAGCGCTACTCACGGCAGGCATTGGAACGCTGGGTGCAGCTAAGGAGATTACTGCGCAGGCAAAGGACGCGGTTGACGTGGCGGATCAGTTCGCTGGTCTACTCAACAACCCAAACTTTGTTGCTATGGCGGCTGTTGTGGGGCTTGGCGCCGCTATCTGGTACTGGCGTAAAAAGAACATGGACCGGGACGGTGTTTAGCCTGCTGTTCACGCCGGTCGGGCGCTACTTCATCATCGCACTGTTAGTCCTTGGGCTAACAGGTTCTGTCTATTACAAGGTTCGACGTGATGCAGTGGCTGAGGTTGAAGCCGCCGCGACGGCGGACGTGCTACGGAGGACACGCAATGCGGTTGGCGCTTCTGATGCTGTTAATATTTCCCCTGACCGGGTGCGTGACCCTGACCAGCACCGTCGAGACTAACGGCGCGGTCTGCACCGTCTGGAAGGACGTGTCGTGGTCATCCAAAGACACCACGGCGACTATCATCGAGGTCAAACAGAACAACGCCCGCCGCGAAGGTTGGTGCGCTAAGTAAGCGCCATCACCTTGGGAAACTCTATGTCGCCGAGGATCTCCATACGCTCCCGCGCCGCCCGCAGCATCGTGTAACGTTGGTGCAGGCGCACCAGCACCGTAACGCGCTGCTCGCCCTTGCGCTCTTCGTCCAACAGACGCAGGACGGCATCCTCATCCAGTTCAGGCAACATCCGATTAATTTCCCGCCAATTATGTCTCATTTGCCCCTCGCAAAGTTGCCATGCAGATCTAATCTGGCCTGCGCCGCTGTTGCGGCGGCGTCAGATAACGAAGCGAATGCGCCGTAATAATGCGACTTTCCGTTTTGCACTACCGACACCTTCCATTTTTTACTAGTTTTGCATAGCGATACGTTTTTTACGCCAGATGAACTGTTAACGTTTATTTTACGGTTATATCCATTAACGCTGGAATCTGCCGCCCGTAAGTTTTCAGCCTTGTTATTCAAAGGGTTGCCGTCTATGTGGTCTACTTGTTTTGGTATGTAGCCGTGAAACATCAAGAATACAACGCGGTGAATCCCGTAAACTTTTCCCTTTATGCCAACTTCGCGGTACCCATTACCATGTATACAACCAGCTTCATCGCCGATCTTTAACCGCCGATTAGCCGCTACGCGCCAGTACAATTTACCTTGATCATACCGCCAAAGTTGATGGGCTTCTTCTTGCGTCATGCTTTCAGTTCCTCAAGTGCTATGTCTGAGATCGCTCGCTTGTCTTGAAGCGCCGCCCAGATCCGTTCGTCTATAGTTTTATTACAAATCAGCAAATAGCACCAGACATCCTTCGTCTGGCCGCTGCGGTGCAGCCGTCCTACCGTCTGTTCGAACAGCTCCAGCGACCACGGCATGGACAGGAAAATTATCTTGCATCCGCCAAACTGAAGGTTCAGGCCGTGCCCCGCCGACTTGGGGTGGATCAACAGCAGCTCGATCTCACCCGCGTTCCACCGCTTGATGGCGTTGAAATCGTCAATTGTCCGCGCATGTGGATAGCGTCGCATCAGCTCGGCCAGCTCTTCTTTGTAATTGTAAACGATGATCGTATTGTCGCGCTGGTTTTCCGTCAGAATTTCTTCAAGCAAATCAAACTTGTGCGTAGAAATCCAGATGGCCTTTTGTTTCACATGAAACTTGCCTGGCTCTAGTGATGCTTCCGTTTTGGTGTCGTAGACAAACCCCGACGCCATCTGCTGGAGCTTGTTCGTCACGGCGGCGGCGTTTGCCGCAATAACGGTGTCGCCGCCATACTCCAGCATCAGATCCCGCTTCATTTTCTCGTAAGGTTTGCGGTCGGACATGTCGCAGCGCATTTCCACAACATTTAACTGCGGCAGTTTGTCGCTGTACTCGCCTGGTTCCAGCACAAAGGTCGCCGGGCGTATGGCATCCATGACCTGTTCCAGCGCGCCCTTGCGCGGCTGCCAATCGCCGAAGTCGCGGTTGACGCACACGAAGTACTTCTGGAGGAATGCGCCCTTGGCGCGGCCTAGCAGCTTCTGGTCAATGACCTTGCATTGGCCGAACACGTCCTCAAGCCCGTTGGACGTGAACGAGCCGGTTAGGCCCCACCGGAACGGGATCTTATCGAGGTGCGCCAGCAGCGCCTTGAAGCGTTTGCCGCTGGGGTTTTTCAGCCGTGTCAATTCGTCAAAGACAATGCCCTCAAAACTCGACAAATCCGGCAGCGATTGAATGTTATCGTAGTTCGTCACCACGATAGGCGCCGCGCTGTCAAACGCCGCTTGACGCTGCGCTGGCGTCCCGGTGGCGATGGCGATCTCGAAATCCGGCGCCCACTTGGGTTGCTCGACCGGCCACACGTCCGTGCAAACGCGCTTGGGGGCCAGCACCAGCCACCGTTTGACGTGCCCCTCAGCAATCAACTCGGTCATGGCGGTCAACGTGATAGCCGTCTTGCCTGCGCCCACGGGGGCAAGGATCATGGCTCGGTCACGTTCGAAAAGGAAATCAGCGGCTTGTTCTTGGTACGGACGTAATTGGAGGCCCATGTGTCCACCCCTTCTTTGGACCAAAGGCAGGCGTATCGCTGCCCCAACCGCTGCATGTCAGCGGCGAACAATTTCTGGAGCGGCGCGAGCCGCCCGCCCTTCGTCTTGAGTTCCACGAACCACGTCTGACCGTCCGGCAAACACGCAATTCGGTCGGCCACGCCGCGTTGCGTGGGCGATTTGAATTTGTACGTGACGCCGCCCAACGATTGGACGGCCCACACAAAATATCGTTCGATCTCGCTTTCTTTCATAAAAAATTTTATTGCATGTTCGTAAAGGAAAGTCTAGTATCTGATTCGTCAACAGTCCACTGAGGTAATCTAATGGCACAACATTCCAGCATCGTCGGCGGTTCGACCGCCAAGCGCGTCATCAACTGTCCTGGCTCCGTGGCGCTCGTCGCCCAGATGCCGCCCAAGCCCTCCAGCATCTACGCCGACACCGGCACTCTGCTCCACAACGTCATCGCTGACGTGCTGGACGGCAAGGCTACGCCGCAAGATTTTCTTGGCGCTGTCCATGCGGACGTGACGCTCGATCAGGATCTGATCGACCGCAAGCTGATGCCCGCGCTGGCGGCGCTGAACGAGATCGATCCTGACAAGCAAATGGAATACGAGACCGAGGTGATTGTCGGGTTTGGCGATCTGCTGCCCGGCGTGTTCGGGTCTGCTGACATCGTCGGTCGCATTGGCGACACAGCGTATATCGTCGATTGGAAGTTCGGCGATGGCGTCGCCGTCGATGTCGAAGAGAACCCACAGCTTATGTTTTACGCCGCTGCGGCCATGCGAACGCCTGTTGCTCAGTGGGCGTTCGAAGGCGCGACCAAAGTCGAACTGGTCATTGTGCAGCCGCCCTACGTCAAGCGTTGGGAGACGACTCCCCGCCGCATCCAACTGTTTGAAAAGGAACTCATGCAAGCCGTGAAGATCGCCCAGCAACCTGATGCGCCGCTGGCGCAGGGCGACTGGTGCCGTTGGTGCGCCGCCAAGGCGGTCTGCCCCATAATGACCGGCGCGGCAGACCGCGCGTTGGTTGCTGCGTTGCAAAACGTGGATGCCGAACAATTGTCAGATCATTTACAGATGGCGGATCAATTGGAGAACTGGATCAAGGAAGTGCGCGCGCTTGCGATGCAAAAACTTGAGTCGGGGCAGCCAGTGCCAGGTTACAAACTTGTCCCCAAGCGCGCGTTGCGCCAGTGGGTAAGTGAAGGAAAGGCTCTTGACGCCATGTGCGATATGGGGCTCGATGTCAAGGAATTGACAGAAACGAAACTGTTGAGCCCCGCGCAGGCCGAGAAAGTGCTGAAGAAGCACAAGCTTGCACTGCCTGAAGGCCACGTCGTCGCTGTCTCATCGGGTAACACGTTGGCAACCGAGGATGATCCTCGCCCAGCGGTGTTGCAGATCGGCGCACAACTGTCCGCCGCTCTTGGTAAAATCGTCTAAGGAGAAACGGTAATGTCAAGTCTTACAGCCTTCGGTAACGCTAATCTTCCTTCCGTTCAGTCGCTTGCTTCCAGCCTGCGTTCGATCAACGCCGGGGTGCCTGACGGCGCGGGTTCTGTCATCATCAAGATGGACAAGACCGGCCATTGGGTGTTTGGCGCGGATCAGACCGAGGTCGAGGACGACTCGACTTGGGCCATCAATCCCTTCAGTTTCGTTCACGGCTTTATTGCTTGGGGCGAAGGTGAGGTTCTCGGCGAGAAGATGGTGCCGGTGTCGCAGCCGCTGCCTGAACTCGACGTTGCGCCGCCCGCCGCAAAGCGCGGTTGGGAAGTGCAAGTTGGCATGTCCCTCAAGTGCATGTCCGGCGAGGACAAGGATCTGGAAGCTCGCTACACCGTCACGTCGGTCGGCGGCAAGAAGGCGGTGCAGCAGCTTGCGCTGACCATCGCCGCGCAGGTTGACAAGGATCAGTCTAAGCCTGTCCCCGTGGTGCGCCTCAAGAAGGAGCATTACGTTCACAAGTCCTACGGACGCATCTACACTCCTGTCTTCGAAGTTATCGAGTGGGTCGGGATGGACGGTGCGGCTGCGGAATCCGAGGCGGCGGAAGCCGCAGCGGACGAAGCCCCTTCTGAGTCGCGTCGCCGTCGTCGCAGCGCGTAAGGAGGAGTGAAAGCGGGCGTCAGCGGTTCCTCCCCCCGCTGACGCCCGTGAGTATCTAAAGAACCCCATGACCATACTTTGGCTTGATTTCGAAACGCGGAGCAAGTGCGACTTGCCTTCGCGGGGCGTGTACAACTACGCCCAAGACCTAAGCACCGAGGTGCTTTGCATGTCCTACGCTTTCGATGACGACGAGGTTGTGACTTGGACGCCAGACCAACCATTTCCCGCCGCTGTCGCCACCTATACAGGCCAGATCCGCGCGCACAACGCCGCGTTCGAACGCCTCATGTTTTGGTTTGTACTGTGCCCCGAACATCGTTTTTCTGAGCCCAAGCTGGAGCAGTTCTACTGCACGGCGGCGCAGGCTCGCGCCAACTGTGCGCCTGGTTCGCTTGAAGACGTGGGTCGGTTCGCTGGCGCGTCCATGAAAAAGGACCATCGTGGATCGCAACTGATTCGCTTGCTGTCCGTCCCGCAGGCGGACGGGTTCTTTCGGCAAGACCCCACGTTGATGACCGAGATGATCGCCTATTGCGAGCAGGACGTGCGCGCCATGCGAGCGATCAGCAAATGTATGCGCGATCTGTCCGCTGACGAGTTGGCCGACTACCACGTCAACGAGCGCATCAATGATCGCGGCGTCCGCGTCGATGTCGAGTTGTGCCAGGCAGCTATTCGTTACGCTACCGACGAGCTGAACGAGATCCAACAGATCGTCCGTGAGGTGACCGGCGGCGCGATCACCAGCGTTCGCAGCCCTAAGATGCGCCAGTGGGTGCTGGACCGCGTTGGGCCGCAGGCGCTGGAGCTAATGAAGATCTACAAGGACGGCGAGGCCAAGTATTCTATAGACAAATCCGTGCGCGGCAACCTTTTAATTTTAGCGGAGGAAAACCCTGATGAAGTCCCGCCCGATGTCGCTGAAGTCATACAATGTGCGGACGACTTATGGGCGTCGTCGGTCGCGAAATTCCAACGAGCTGCTAGTCTTGCTGACGCAGATGATGGACGAGTGCGTGGGGCGTTTGTCTTTTCTGGGGGTTCAGCAACGGGCCGTGCTTCGAGCTTTGGACTGCAAGTCCACAACTTCCCCCGCAAGTGCGCGAAGGAACCTGAACTAGTCCGCGCTGCGATGGCGCAGGGCGGCGCAATTGTGCCGCAGTACGGCAAGCGCGTCACGGACGTGCTGAAGCAGATGCTGCGCCCGGCGTTGCTGGCGGAGGGCAACAACAGCCTCGTCGTCGCCGATTGGTCGTCCATCGAAGCGCGCGTTAATCCGTGGCTGTCTGGCCGGGGCGATGACAAGCTGGAGATATTCCGAAATGGCGGCGACGTTTACAAGGTGAACGCATCAGCAACATTTCATGTCCCAGTCGCCGAGGTGACGGGCGATCAGCGCCAGGTCGGGAAGGTCCAAGAACTCGCGTGTGGCTTTGCTGGCGGGGTGGGGGCCTTCGCTGCGATGGGCCGCATTTATGGCCTGCTGCTGCCGGAACCAGAAGCCCAGCGCATGGTGCAGGGCTGGCGTCGGGCCAACCCGTGGGCGATACCGTTTTGGGATGGTCTGGAGCGCGCCTACACCGCCGCCATGCGGCACAAGGGCAAGGAATTTACCGCCGGGCGCATAACGTACCTATTCGATGGCGTTCACCTCTGGTACGCTTTGCCGTCTGGGCGCGTTCTTTGCTACCCATACGCCAAACTGGAAGAAGGAGGCGTCACCTACGCCAAGGCGGCGTGGAAGCCTGCCGCAGACGCCAAGGAATGGCCGCGCGCGCGTCTGTGGCGCGGTCTGGCCTGCGAGAACGTCACGCAGGCGACGGCCAACGACATCCTGCGCCATGCGCTGCGCAAGCTGGACGAATGGGGCTTCGATCCTGTCCTACATGTGCATGACGAGATCGTGCTGGAAGCCGCAGACCCTGAAGCAGCCGAGGACGCCATGCAGCGCGCCATGTGTACGCCGCCCGCATGGGCCGCAGGTCTGCCGCTGGGGATCGAGACGCATACGATGACACGCTACGGGAAGGGGTAGGACATGCAAGAACAACAATTCTACGAGTATATCACGGGGCTTGCCCCAGCAGGCGAGACGGCACTGCTGGTGCGCCAGAAGCCCGTCATGCGCGACGGCGAGCAACAGACGTTCCTTGACGGTTCGCTAAAGTACACCTGGCCCGCGTACATGCCCACCAAGCCGCGCGAGGAAGGCGAGGCGTGGTATCTTAACACTGGCTCGTTTATGGCGTCACGCTTCCTCGACGGTAGGCCCAGCGCCAGCGCCGCCAACTGCGATTACGTCCTTTGCATGATGCTGGATGATATTGGCACCAAGTCCAAGGTGCCCCCGTTGCCACCGACGTGGATCATGGAGACCAGCGAAGGTTCTTTCCAGTGGGGCTACGGTTTCAGTGAGCAGCCATCCAAGGGCGAATTCAGCGCGGCCATTACCGCCATTGCGGAGGCAGGCTACACGGACCCCGGCGCAATCAACCCAGTACGGAATTTCCGTATTCCCGGTTCTGTCAATCTGAAGCCCGGTCGCGATCTCTTTCGTTCGCGTTTGGTCGAGTTTCACCCAGATCGTGAGTACACGTTACCTCAGATCTGCGAGGCGCTGGGCGTCACGCCAGCGGAGGCCGACACGGCGCGCGTCCTGTCGTTCAAGCTGCGCGACACCGGCAAGGACACCGTGCTGGAGTGGCTCAACAACGCCGGTCTGGTGCTGTCGCAGACGAATGCAGAGGGATGGATGGGCATTGTGTGCCCCAACCACGCCGAACACACGGACGGCCAGATCGGAGCCCGCTACAAGCCGTTGGATCGGTCGTTCTGCTGCTACCACGGCCACTGCGAGGGATTCAATTCGCAGATGTTTTTGAAGTGGGTGCATGAAAATGGCGGCCCACGCGTCTCGCCAGGTCTGCGCGACGAGTTGCTGGCGCAGCACATGCAGTCCACGCTATCGAAACTGTCGCCCACAGAGGCGTTTCCTGACGAGGCCGCCAAGGTTATCGCCGAAGTGGAGCGCAAGGAAATCGGACGCGTGGACAAGGCGAACTGGTACGAACGGTTCGCCTACATCATGGAAGACGACGCCTATTTCGACATGGACGCCCGCACCGAGATCAGCCGGAGCAGCTTCAACGCCATCTTCCGTCACGTCACCTGCAAGTCCATCCACGTCACCGGCAAGGGCGGACGGCGCATCGAGGCCAGCGTGTGCTATGATGAGAACCGCGCCGCCGCCAACGCCCGGCTGCTGCGCGGCATCACATACGCCGCCGGTGATGGGGTGCTGGTGTCGCGTGACGGTGACGTGTACGGCAACCGCTGGCGCGACGCCCGGCCTGACCTGAGCGGCGTTGCGTCCGGCGACGTGTCCCAGTGGCTCGATCATTGTCGGACGCTGGTGCCCGAAGAGGCTGAGTTAAACCATTGCCTCGACGTGATGGCGTTCAAGCTCCAGAACCCGCGCGTCAAGATCAACCATGCGGTGCTGCATGGCGGCGACGAAGGCTCCGGCAAGGACACCATGTGGGCGCCGTTTATCTGGAGCGTTTGCGGGCCAGGACTCAAGAACAGGGGTCTGGTGGACAACGACGGACTGACTTCGCAGTGGGGCTATGCGCTGGAGTCGGAGATCCTGATCCTGAACGAGCTGAAGGAGCCTGACGCCAAGGAACGCCGCGCGCTTGCCAATAAACTCAAGCCCATCATCGCCGCGCCGCCGGAGACGCTGCCGATCAACCGCAAGGGTCTGCACCCCTACGACATGGTCAATCGCATGATGGTGCTGGCGTTCACCAACGATCCCGTGCCTATCTCGATCTCGTCCGGCGACCGTCGCTGGTTCTGCATCTGGTCCGCAGCGGGGCGCATGGACCCAAGCGCGGCTCAGAAGCTCTGGGGCTGGTATCGTAGCGGCGGGTTCGAGACCATAGCTCGGTGGCTCGCAGACCGCGACGTGAGCGCCTTCAATCCGTCTGCGCCGCCCATGTGGACCGAGTTTAAGGAGAACCTGATCGAGAACGGCATGAGCATCGCCGAGAGTTACATCTTGGACCAGATCCGGTCCAAGACCGGTGAGTTCGCCAAGGGCGTGGTCGCTACGCCGTTCTTTAACCTATGCCAGTATTTGACGGTGAACGCCCCCGGCGGCGTTAAAATCCCGCAGGCCGCATTGCTTCACGCTCTTAAAGAGGCCGGATGGGTGGACATGGGGCGCATAGGATCGTTCGAGCATTCCAGCAAGCGCCACATCTACGCTGCGCCCGATCTGGCGCGGACGCAGACGAAGAGCTATCTGCGAAACCTGCTGGAAAGCGGAAACGGCGGCGGCGGTAATGTAATCGGCTTTCCTGGCCGTACCGCAAGCTGATATGAAAGACCCCCGGTAGCGTTAGCTGCCGGGGGCAAGTCATCGAACAAACACTAGGGACTAGACCGTCAGACAGCCTGTCTGACGCGCCGGGGCGGATGCCCCGACGATCCGGCTCATCACCGGATCTGTTTAGCGGCATGAGCCGCAAACTCATCATCTTCGCGTAACGTGTTGGTCGCTTCCGTCCACGCCGCGTCTCGTTCACGGGGCGGCAGCCGCTCTATTGCGCGCAGCCCGGCGCGCAGGTTTTCAATGCGATACTCTAGCGTTTCCGTCGCTTCGTCAATGGCGAGCGCCGTCGCGCGTTTGTCGATCTGTAGCAGCGCCAGCAACCCATCCAGCTCGCGTTCCATCTCGTCATGGAACATTTGCTTCTTGCGGCCTTCGCAGTAATAGGCAAGCAGCGCCGCTTCATGGATGGCCTTAGCCGCAATCTGAATGCGGACGTAAGCGACCTCGTCATGGTCACAGATACCGATTTTAAATGTCATGGTAGGCTCCCCTTGGTTGACGGTGAACCATCGCACGTCGGCGCGATGGTGTAAAGCATTATTTAGCATCCAGTGCTTTAACGGCGGTGTATCCGCAATCAACAACTTTTTCAAAGTTTGAGCATATTAAATCGCAGCCACAAGAATAAAACCGCAGCGCCGCCTCCAGCTTCTCGATGCGGTCGGCGGCTTTGCGCGCTACCGTGTAATCTTCCTCAAGGTTCTGCGATTGCGCGCCAATGATGACGCCAGCCACATCACGCAGCCGCTTCACAAGATCGTTAGTCATCTTTCCCCTCCAGTGCTTTGCGGGCGACGTACCGACGGCGGTTTACTTGACCAGCATAATACTCCGCCTTGTTTTCCGGCGTATCTGTGCCGTCTTCAATCATTCCTTGTAGCCCATAGTCGTTCTGCGCGATTAGCCGCAGCGCCGCCTCCAGCTTCTCGATGCGTTCATCGCGTATCTTTGCTGCATATTTAGCAGCAATTTGCACAGTATTGATCTGTGATCGAAGCTCTGCGTTTTCCGCCCTTAGCTTCACAAGATCATCAGCCATCTTTCCCCTCCAGTGCTTTGCGGGCTATAAATGCATTTTGGCAGCTATTTGGTCGGCAGTGCTCACATGTCTTGCCGTTGCAATCCCATGCGGATGCTGCAATTTCCCGCAGCGCCTCCTCCAGCTTCTCGATGCGGTCGGCGGCTTCACTCATCGTCACCGCCGTTTCGTAATCATCTCGCAGTGGCCCCTTATGCAGCCGCTTCACAAGATCATCAGTCATCTTTCTTCTCCCCAGCAAGAGCATCTTCCGCAACACTGGCTGCCCATTGAATGCTAAGATGCCATTGATTTTCAATTATGTTTCGCAACACCGCTTCTAACTCTTTAATGCGGTCAACTGCGGCTTTGGCATCTTGCGGCATAATTCTTTCATTATGCGTGTTGTACCATTCAATTCGCTTCACAAGATCATCAGTCATTATTCATCCTTCCCTAGCACTGCATCAACCATATCAACGGTGCGATTATCATCAGTCACGCAACGTATCTCCCGCAGCGCCGTCTCCAACTGCGCGATGCGGGCGCGCATAGGCTTTACATCATCCAGCTTCACATAAATCACACCGTCTACTTTTACTGCGATATGATCATCTGTCATGTTAAGTTTCTCCCGTTTTTTTAACATATTCTGAGGATGTGTTAATTTCATCGACAGGTGCTGGGCCGCAGAAAATCCCCATCGCATTCGTTTCGCACATAGGGCAGCGCAGCGACTTTCCTATCGCCGCAGCTACATCAAGTGGCATAGGCAAATGGAATGCAGCCCATTCGTGATTGCATTCGCCGCAGTGGACGATGAATGGGGTTTTCATTTCTTTTCCTTTCGCGCTTCAAGCATGGCGTCGGCCATTTCATAAGCTTTCTTAGGAACGCTGCGATAATCAGGGCCATTTGGGTCGGCTATCATTCCCGTCAGCGCAGCCATTGCGAACTGATCGCGCAGAGTTGTTTGCTGCCAAAACTTTGCGTATTCACTTGCAGTTAGCGTTATAGTTGGCTCAACTATCATTTCTTCCCCCATAATGTTCCAATCATACGCGCTACAAACAGAATGATGCCAGCCAGCACCATGCAGGCGGTCATCGCGAGCATGATTTCGATGACGATGATCATGGGTTTACCCCGTGTTGGATGGAGAGATTGCTGCCAAACAGCACAACACAATTATGCCGGTGACAGGATCGTAGTGCATTCCAGTAAGAACGGCACCGATCAATGCGCACCAAGGCTGCATCATCACTTAGTCTCCTGCTTAGGCGGCTCTGGTAAGGTCATCCAATGGGTGGGGCATGGCGACGGGCGCCTGCGTCAGTTCGCGCAGCGCCAGTTCGAAGTAGCCCGCGCCGTCCTGCCAGTGGTCGGGATGAGCTGGGTCGCCGCACAGGATGCGCGCCATCTTGTCGGCGATGACCTCCAGCGCCTGCGCCTGCGTCACGTCGAGGCGTTCCCAGTTGCGCGACGAGCGCAACAGGTTCTTGATGGCTTGCGAGTAGCCCGCGACCTCGCGGAAGGAGCCGTGGGTTAGCTCGCGGTCGGCTAGTATCTGGTCAATCATGGTCATGGCGTGTTTATCCAGTTCTGGAGGGCGTTCATCACGGTTGTGTGGTCGCGGTTGCAGTAGATCGCAATCTTTTTGAGGGACCATCCATGCCTGCGCAGGGCGACGTAGACGGCGGTGCGCGCGGCTATGTAGGGCATGGTTCGGCTTGGCCCCATAGCCTGCTCGAAGGTCATGCCGTGGGGCGCCAGCGCCTCGCGGACGATGGCCTTGGCGGCGCTGGGCGTGAACCGGAACGCCGGACCAGGCGGTTCGCGTTCCGGTTCGGGCGGCGGGGGCTCCGGTTCGGGCGCCGGTTCGGGCGGCGGGGCGACCAGCGCCGGGCGGGGCGTCGGGCGCGGGGCGTTGAGCCTGGCGCGCACGGCCTTGTAGTGGTCGGTCAGGGCTAGGAAGTAGTCGCTCACGGGACCATCTCCATCAGCCAGCGCCGGGCGTCCGCTTCGTCGCGGGCGTAGCCCAGCGCCCCTAGGACGCTTACGCAGCGCCATGCGCGGGCGTGGGTGCGCTTGTAGCGCACGGGGCCGTAATGGCCCAGCAAACGCCCGTAGTAGCTCACGGTGCGCGTTGCGTCGGGGTGGGTCTGGACGGTTACCATCACGCTCTCCGATTTTGAGCGCGCACCGCGCGCAGGATCTCGTGCCCATCGCTCGCCCACACGCCGGAGGCGCAGGGGCACGGGTGCGTCGGAAGCTCCCGCGCCAGTTCGCGGGCCTGTAGCGCGCGTATGGCGCTC